AAAGTCTTAAGTCTAGCTCCAGCGGGTCTGATCCCGGACACATCCCATTTAACGTGACGACCCGAATACAGATGTCGTAGAATTTCTTTAAGAGCATTTCCCCAACCTTCTTTAGAGTCTTCAACTTTGACAACAACATTAAAATCCTTTTCTATCTTATTAGCGACAGTTGGAAGTTTGTCAGTGTATTGTCGCTCAACACTGTAACCGACACCTGTTCCATTCATCAGAATGACAAATAGTTCTGCAAATGACTCAACAGAATCAATTGGCAAATATGAACAATTATACAAACAAGTATTATCATGATCAAGTGCAGATCCAGCAGTCATCAAACTTCTCATTGAAGGAAGAACTTCAAGATTAATAATTGCCTTCTTGATATCTGGGCGCTCTGCAAGAGTGGGAACCTTGTCTGTGAAATAATTCCACCATCTCTCTACACATTCATCCCAAGTTTCTCTACGATTCTCTGATGGGAGCCATCGTGAATAACGCGAGATAAAAATAAACGATTGAAATGGTGATAAAATTTCTGGCATAATTGGCCTTTCTTTATTGGTGTCTTTATTTAGTTGTTAGAGTTTGCCACGAAACCGGGAAAAGTGGAGCAATTATTTTATCAATTGCTTTTGCATATTCTTGAATTTCCCATTGTGCGTGAACATCAATTCTCAGATTATAAATACGAGCAAATGCATACAATGAACCAGTCCAAACAAATTCTGTATAAGTTCCTTGTGGCAATATAGAGCGTGCTTGTTCTGGTGCAACACCATCTGCAAGAAGATCATTGTAAAGTTTTACACAATCTTTTGCAACAGATTCATATTCTTGTCTCATGCGAATGCAGAGATCCATGTCTTCAATTCTTCCGCTGCTTCCCTGCTTTGCACCGTCAGTTGGTGCTGCTCTCCAAAGAGGAACATAAACTTCCGGATCAAAGGTAACATATCGACGGCTGACTTCATTCATGGTCAGACCAATCTGATGTTTTCCAAGTTGGGCACGAACAAAGATTGGACATTTAACCCGAACAGAAATTGTAGCGTGACAAAATGGAGTAAAATGATTATGTTTTGCAAGATACCTAATTAGTTTTGCATCTCGCTCAGAAAGTGATGGAGAAGGAACATGACTATCAGCATATTCCCAAGAACTTTCTTTGTTGAAAGAAACTCTTGCTGCATTCACAATGCTGAGATCAGAACCCATCCAGTCAATAAGTTGAAGATGTCCACGATCAAGAACTTTTATATCAGTCGGACGCACGTTTTGTGTTATCTGTGTCATCTTCAACCTCATCTTTATCTACAAGTTCAACAGTAACTCCTGGGATCTTTGTAAAGTCAGCAGCATATTCGCGTGCTCTTTCCCAAAGCTCAGGATTCATTTCCTTAACATATTCTCCAAATCTTTGTACAAATGTAAGGTAGGCTTCACTAGCCTTGAGAATTTCTTCTTCTGTCATATCATCATTATCGTCTTTCATTTAAACCTTCTTCCAGTAAGTATATTTCATTTTTGCAATAAGTCCAGAATAAACATTGTTTATTATTAACTTCATGGTAGTGTTTATGCCGTATGCTAATACCATGTCGTTTATATCTTTCTTGTCTATTTCAGATGGCCAGATTACTACATTTCTCCCAGCCTCTACATATTTTCCAATCAGCGAAACAATCTCTAAGTTTCTTGGTTCATTATCAAAAATAAAAACAATCTTTGACTTTTTTAGTTTATCAGGCAACTCAGCTAACCATCCAGCCCCTTGCATTGCAACTCCATTCGGTATAAACATGGAGTCGATTGGTCCTTCAGTAACATATACAGTTTCACGTGTGTCTATCTTATCTAGATTATACCAAAGCCTCTCTTCTCCTTCACGTTTTAAAGTGATATAACGAATCGCTTGGCCAGTTGGGTCAAGAGAGCGGCCTTGAACTCCGATAAGCTCCCCAGAATCATTATAGAATGGTATGACGAGTCTGGGTTCTTTGGTTCCTTCTCGTTCAAAGGAACGCATGATCTTTCCAAAATCAGTGCAATAATAAAAGTTGCAATATTTGTCTTTAGGTATTTCTCTGGACTTAACATATTTTATCGCCGTGTGATTATCATTGAGTAAGTCAAGTCTTGTTCCGAGATCAGTAAACATTGGTTGGCGGGCAACTTCTTGTTTTGATTCAATCTGTTTCGGATTTTCATTTTTAAATTTTTCAAACGCATATTCTTTTGCGAGTGAAGGACTAATAGTTTCAAGTACACCATATACACCACAAGAAAAACCGCAATTGTGACATTTGTAAACATAATGACCTTTGTGCTCAAAGAAGTATCCCCTTGTCTTGGACTTATTCTTCTGTGAGTCGCCACATTTAAAACATCTACATGTGGCTAGAGTATCTTTTTTCCACTTGAACTTCTCAAGTGAACCAGATACAAGATTCACAAACTTCTTATCAATATATAGAGTCATTTGGCTTCTTCAAATGTCCAGTTGATAGCTTTGTTCTTTTTCTTTCCAAATTTTGGATTGAAACCTTGGCCATCCGCACCAGAACCAAAACCTTCTTCTTCTGTCTGATTTGAATTGATAAGATTGCTGTTTGTATTATCTACATCAAAGAATTTCATCTTGGATTTATTTACACCTACCAAAAACTTTCTATTCTTAGTGGTGTCATTTCCACGATTCTTCAATTGCTTGACCATAAGTTGCCCAGCTTCAGCCAACTCTTCATTTTCAATCAAAGCAAAGAAGAAATCAGCAGTTTGTGGAAGGCCAAAACTCTCTGATGTATCTGTCATTTCCATATCACTGCTCTTGGCACCTTCACGGTTTACCTGAGTAGCAGTCCACAGTGGAATGTTATATTGCTTGGCCATTCCACGCAGTTCTTCTGCAATGCCTTTTACGTATGTGTAGCTATTCATACCATTTCCAAGTTTAAATCTTGCACAAGAACAAATGTTCAAGTAATCAACAAAGATAACATCTGGAGTAAACTTTTTCTTAATCTTCAACTCCTCAAGAAGATTTCTAAAATGAGTAACATTTGCTGCAGCCGTGGGGTACTCTTTAATAATCAATTTACCACGACATGTTCTTTTTAGATTCTCAACCTTCGATTCATATTGATCTAACGGCATCTGTTCTAGTACATGCATATCACTATCTAAGAGATTTGCATCAATTCGCTTTGCAATCTCTTCTTCAGCCATCTCCAAGGTAATGTAAAGAACGTTTAGATTTTGAGATAAACATGCTGCAGCATGATGGCACAAGAATGCACTCTTTCCTACACCCGAAGCAGCCATGACTACATTCAATGTCTTCTTACGAGTTCCCCCACGGGTAATCTTGTTGAACATCTCAAGATCAAATGGTACTTTCTCTTCTACTCTGTGATAATACTCGTATCGCTCATCAACATCTTCCAAAAAATCATGGCCAACTCTAGTATCAAAAGAAACAGAAAGAGCCTTTGACATAATCTCAGGAATAGCATTCTGGGTTCTTTCCTTATCTTTTCCTTCAATGATACCAATGGATGCCATAATCCCATTGTAAATTGCTTTTTCCTTGCAAAATTTTTCTGTTTGTTCAACTAACCAGGCTGTATCGGATTTTTCACCTTCTTTGTACATGTCATCTGATATAGACATGCATTTTTTAAATTCAGCCTCACCCAAAGTCTTTTCATTTTCAAGTGAAATCAAAACAGCATCCTTTGTTGGTATGCTATTGTACTTGAGAATAAACTTTCCTACAATGGTAAAGATAATCTTTTCAGATTTATCATGAAAGTATTCTTCTTGTAGAAAGGGTACTACTTTACGAGCATAGTCCTCGTTGAGGACCAAGTTCTTTAAAATTACTGATTCCATATTTTAATTATACACTTATTAATAAATAAGTCCACCATTAATCTTGGTGAACGTCGTCTTCCAGATCTACAGGCTCTTGTTCAATACCATCCTCAATAATTTGAGAAAAAATTTCACCAACAGTATTTGTAAATGCTTCTTCACTCTGATTAAAATTATCAGGGGATTTAATAATTTCAATATCCATTGTCACATTCAATTCTCCATTATCAGTTTCTTTTAAAGAAATTTTTCCGTATCTATATACGATTCCCGTGTATGGGCCTTCCATAATTTCTATGGGACAATTAGATGTTATGTCTGAACTTAGCTCTGGTGAGTATTTAAATTTAGGTGCCTTGACCATATTTGAAATCCTTTTGGATTGCTGTGTCCAATTTATCTAGGATATCTTTTGTGTAATACTTTTCAGGTTCATCATCGATATTTTTTTCAAATACTTTAGTTCCATCAGGGAGTTCTATTCTTGTAGATACTTTCTTAAATATATTATATTTCATTGCTAAATCTGTAAGTCCATAATATCTACTCAAACCTGAAGTATAATTAAGTCTTGTTTCAACTTGCATGTTTTCTTTTACAAATCTGTTTTTGTAATTTGTGCATTTAATGAAGTTACCAACAACACCTTCATCTGTTTTATCTTTGCTCTTAGATAGAGTAAGAATATTGCTTGCTGCATATTTCAAACCAATTCCACCACCAAGTTCTTTTGTTGGAACATATGCACCAATTACTTGGTAAGTGTGATTTGTAAGAAGCATAGGAATCTTTGCCTTTCCAAGCTTTAATGTTAGTACACGAAATGCAGCTTTGGTCTGTTGTGCTTTTGTCATGTCTCTGACATTTTTACCTTCTGCAGAGTCTGTCATTTCTTTTTCTGTAGACAACATACCAAGAGAATCAAGAATCATAAAGATTGGTTTTCTGTCTTCCTCTGGTTGTTCAAGTATATCATTAACAATTTTTAATGCTTGTGTTTTAAACTCTTCTATTGTTGATACAGGAACAACTGCAATCCTTTCAGTATCAATACCTCTCTGCTCAAACATTGATCTGGTAACTGCTTGCTCTGTATCAAAATAAATTACCACACCATCTTTATGGTCTTTTAAAAACTGAGTTGCAATTCCAATAGCATAATATGTTTTTCCAGTTGCTGGATCTCCAGCTAAACAAGAAATTTTATTGTTTGGAAGACCCCCGTAAATTGAACCAGATAAAAGTGCGTTCAATACATAAGAACCCGTATCAATAAATCCAGTAACATCAGATCCTTCAAGACCTTCTGATACAATTGATGCGTCTGGGTTATTTATTTTTCCGATTAGATTTTTTAGATACTTTGACATTGTTTTCCTTTACGTACAAAATACAACCAGCGACACCTTCGGGAGTGTCATGAAGAACCTTGATGGATTCGATGATTACATCATCTTCAACATCAAGTAGTCGGTCACCAACGATAAAGCATGGCCCACCTTCAAAATCAAATAAACCATTGCCACCGCGAGAGTACAAAGACCTGCCTTCGACTTTGTAAGATCCGTCTTCAAGAAGTGTGATAATTCTTTCATCACCATATCTAGATTTAATTTTCTTTACCATATCTTAACATTCCTCCATCATGGCACGTATGGTTTCCAGTTCCTTCTTGAGCTCTTCCAGCTCCTCAGTCAACTCAGCAATCTTTTCATCTTTCTCTTTTAAAGAGTCCTTTATTGCTTGAGGAATTGCAGAAGTTGTTCGCTCAGGAATATGCAGAGGATGATTTTTGTCAAAATAAATTTTATTAATTTTTGGTGTTTGATATTGTTTATAAATTTCGTTCATTGCTTTTCTATATTCTACATCATACGAAGAAAGATTCAAGGGAGACTTCTGCATTTAATTTCCAGTTTATTGCTTGTAATATGTTGTCTAATGGTTCTCCAAAAGTTTTTTCAAATTGCTTCTTGCGATCAATGTACTTCTCAAGATTAAATTCCTTGGGAGGACTGTTGATAAAACCCATGACAGCATCTTTGCCAGCCATTCCATAAGGATTTGGAACTTTGACAAATACAAATTTCATCTTGTCATTTTCCTTTATCGCTGCATACTGTTTGTCAATTCCAATCTTCTTGCTATAACTGTTGTAAAGCAATGCAGCCTTGGTTGCAATTGGTGTCCCAGTTTGATAAATCTTTGTATTATCAGCATACTTATTGATTCCCTTGACTCCCCGAGGAGCTGCGACATCAGATATAGGAAGCACCATAAATTCATCATAGAATTCATTCACATATTGTCGCAGCTCCTCTGGGGTTTTGGTCAAGATAATTTTAATGCAATCCTTTAATTTCTTTCTAACGATTGCTGGTGTACTACTTCTTGCAGTTTCTAAACCCATGATCTTTAGTTTTGGATCTTCAAAACGAACTCCTTCTAGATCCTGAACAAGCAATGCATATCTCTTCTTTGCAATGAACATGCCCGCAGAAGCAATTGCTTCACGCTTGAAGAAGATTTTGTTTTCAGAGCAGTTCAATGTTTTTGCTAAAAGATCCATTTCTTTCTTCAATTCCGGTTGAATCTTCTGCTCACAGATCTTATCAACAAAATCCGTGATGTCTGAGATCTTTGTCTTATGTTGAATCTGTGTTACGATTTCATCCAAATTTAAATAAACTGAATCTGTATCAACGGCAATAACATAATCTTTGTCACTGTTTTTTGTCAAATGACGAATATAACCATTCATGGCATTCTCTGCCGTTCGAATAATAACTTGCCCCGTTACAGTTACTGCTGTTGCTAATTCAGGGGATGAATAGATAAATGCAGGATTTCCCAAACATCCATAAAGACTGTTTGCCAAAATCTTTTTAACTGACTGACGAATTTTCAATGCTGCAATTCGTGGAAGAAGCTTTGCATCCTTTGAATGTTCATATTCCTTTTCCAATTCCAACATTTTGTTCTTGGCTTCTTTTCTCTGATTGAATGTGCGTTCAATTAGAATGGGAATAAATCCACGAACATTGTTTGTAAACATTGAACCATTGCAAGAAAGACAACCATTTTGAACCAATGCTTCTTCTACCAAAGAAGGAATTTGTTTTTTCTTGCTTCTCAAGAAATCATCTGCACTTAGAGATGCATCTTTCTTTATGCAAGTCTCTGGTGAGATATTCCATCCCATTATGATGCTAGGATATAGACTTGTAGCGTCAAAACTGACAACATTCTTGTACAATCCTGGCGCAACATCCTTTACATAAGCACCAACAAACTGATCATCCTTGGCATAAGAAGTCTGAATTGGTGGAATAATATCCCTGCGAAGAAGATAGTCACAGCAGATCGTACCCCATATTCTGGTTGCAAAGAATACAACATCAAATGGGATTTTGGCTTCATATGCAATAGAAACAGCCAAATCAATAAGTCTAAGTTTGTTGTCTAGTTTCTCAACTAGTTCAACGTCCTGAATATTATATTCGGCAAAGCGCTGGAAATCCTTGGTGTAAAACTCACGAAGAGATCCATATTCTGCATAATCCAGTTTTTGCTCATCTAATTCCGCTTTAGCAATGAAGTTCAATGCATAACTTTCTTGACTTGTACCTGAGAACTTCTTGTAAAGATCCATGTAATCAAGAATTACATATCCCGGAAACTCAAACAGTCTATAATCAGTTCCTCCAATGTTTGTCTCTCGCTCCTTCATTAGATTAAAAGGAAGCCAAGATTGAATCTCCTTGTCATCAAAAAACAAGCGAGCTCTTCCAATGATGTAAGGAATATCGAATAGTTTGACATTCCAGCCCGTGATTACATCAATATCTTCCTTGCGAAGCAATTCAAAGAACTTTTCAATAAGTTCTTTTTCAGAAGAAACAAGAATTAGTTTGCAGTTGGGAATGGAAACTTGCTTTTCTGTAATCGCATAGTTGACACCAGATATTCTAACACCAATGATATTAATCTTCTCATTTGGATTGCGAAGATCTGGAAAGCCCCCTTCAGTCTCACTCTCAATATCAAAATATGCTATCTTGATTTTGGAAAGATCGTATACCACCTCACTCTCGTAAGTCTCCAAGAGATATTGAGTGACGAAATCAGTATTTCCATAAATTGGCGAATCATTTAGATCCTCATATTGTTTCAGAAACTCCCTGCAGTCGTACAAGGTATCAAAGATCATTCTTTTTACACCAATGCCATTAAGAGTCTTGTATTTGCTTTCTTTGTCGGATTTAATGAACAAAGAAGGTTTAAACGAAACGGAGTCGGTAAACCGAACTCCGTTTCTATAACCTCTTACAAGAATCTTGTTACCTTTAATCGCGCAGGCAGTATAAAACTTCATTGTGTTTTGTTAGTTTCCCTGTCCTTGAGTAGACCAGCAAGTATGACACTATAGTTAATCATGTCAACAATTGCGTCATAAACACTCTCATTTTCCAAAGAGAGTTGGCCACGATTCAAGAATGTGGAAATTCTGGACATCTTATCCGTCATACGGATCAAAACACCCATTTCAGCAGTGCTAAAACCTAAAAATTCTGCCCTTCTAAAATTCATGAAAGGATCTTGGCTGCAGGCATAGTCTGCATTCTTTTTTTTCATTAATTCTTTGGCGCTAGTGCAAATTTCTTCGTGTAATCTGAATAATTCGTCTCTTGTCATATGGCTTAGTATAGCACCACAAGAGGTGGTGTCAAGAATATAAATATTAAAG